CTCACACCCTTTCTTAACTGCGGCAACTGCTGCGTTGGCGGCGGCTAGAAGGGTTAGCGGGTCAATTTATTCCTCCGTGTCGTCCTTGCGCGTTACGTCTTTATATATCTGATAAACCTTATGGCCGATCAACAAGACGGTGTAGATCAACGTCGCCCACAGGACAAGATCACTGACCTGTACACCCATAACTGTTGCTAGCGAGACTGTCGCTGGGGGGCCTAGTTTTGCTGCGACTGTTGTCGCACTTTCAGTCGCTTGATCCGACGAGTTCATCACTACACCTTTTCTTGTAGAAAGCCAGATTAGATGACAACCGCTCGTCCTCTGGGGCTAGTTCCACCGCAGATTCACCATACATGAGCGCCTTGTCGTACAGGCCCAGATTATATGCAGAAACTGCCGCAAGATCGAAAGGTTTCGCTCCCCATACGGAGGGGTCCATGGTGTAGACCGCTTGCTTATCTTTGATGGTAAGCGCTTGCTCTGCGGCTGACAAGCATTCTTGCCATTTTGCTTTCGAATAGTAATACTCTGCTAACTCTACCCAAGGCTCCCGGGTATTAGGCGCTTCCTCTGAAGCCTTCTTCCGCCATGCAAGTGACTGCGCTTCGACCCCCAGCGCGGCGTAGCTTTTGCCTAGTAAGCGCATGGCGTAGCACCGCTCGTTCGGCCAGTTGGCCTTGGGGTTGTCGAGGTACTTAAACAGTGCCACTACTGCCTCGCCCCACATGCTGTAGAAAGTCAGCTCACGGGCGTAGTAGAACGCGTTACGCGGGCAGTGCGGGTCTTCAGTTACCGCCAGTTTCAGTAGGTCTAAGTACTGCCCACGACTCTTTGATGGGTCCGGCAAATGGCGCACCAGTAGCTTGTCTGTGTGAGCATAGACCTCAGTGATCCGTCCGTCTGGAACAGGATATTCGTGCACTGGGTGGTGCCAGTGATAACCATGGCGGTGGTGGATTTTCTCGTAGTAGAAAGATATGCCGCAACCCCAGTCGAACTTATAGCGCAGCCGTGTGGTGTTCTCCTGCCATACACGTTCGATCTCTTCACGCCATCCGGGCTCCAGCACCTCATCCAAATCCAGCGAGATACAGACATCGTATTCCCGGGGGATCAGGGCCAAAGCAGCGTCCCGAGCACGATCAAAGCGCCAAGGTGACACACAGATATTATGAACAACAGCGTCATTTTGACGAGCCAACTCCACTGTTTCATCGGTAGACCCCGTGTCGGCAATTAACACCAAGTCAGCGTCTTTGGCCGACTCACAGAACCTCTGAACAAACTGCGCTTCGTTCTTACTGATCGCGTATACGGCTATTTTTAGTGTCATTGTTTTCGCCTTTATAGTATTTTAGTGGCAATAGTTTGTGTGCCGTTAGATAACGATATGGTGTAGGCAGAGGATGTGTAACCTAACGAGTAGTCAGTGCCCAGATTTGCTGTAGTCGGCTCTGCGATCGAGTACTGGTTGTAGGAGAAGGAACTATTTGTGTAAACTTCAGATATTGAAGACAACGTGTAAGTGCCTGTTTTTGACGCGTCTGACGGAACTCTACCAAAAAACATATATCGCCATGTGTTGCTGCTACTATCAGTAGATTGATGCCCAGTGAAGCATAAATTTGTTTTTGCGTCTAAACAAATTCCGTAAGCATAAGAATCAGTATTTATAGGTGATCGAGCTACTGTATTAATCCACTGCCAAGATAGATTTGAGTTAAGTTTAGCAAGAATTATTTTTCCATTAGTATTGTTATCAAACCCAGATACATAAACATTATCTTGACTATCTATAACAATACCACTCCCGAGCATATTAGTACCTAACGCCGCACCGCTAAATGTAACGGTGCCAGACGAATTTAGCCGCCAGATACAAAAATCGACGCTTCCCCCGGCTCTATAGTTACCATACCCTGATATGTAAATTTCTCCAGAAGAACTACGCGCTATACCAACACCTGTAGAAATATACCCACCGCCGCCCATTACATATTGCCATTGTATTGCGCCACTAGAGTCGTATTTCACATATAGAACACGACGCCCGCCAGCCGTAACACTAACAGCCCCTACTGCGTAAACATTACCCGAAGAATCCGCAGTGGCACCGCTAAAATAAGCAGAGTTGTATGTTCCTCCTTGACTAAGAACAAATCCTCTCTGCCATAAAAGCGTTCCAGAAGTATCATAACTAGCAATAAACGCTCGTCTAGAAGAATCTACTGTATCACCCACTATTACGACACCTGTTGGTGTTCGACATATATTAGCTACGTAAGTGTTATCGCTTGTCGTTCCAAACCGTACTTGCCATACTGATGAACCAGAAGAATCTAGTTTCGCCAAATGCGCGTAGTATCTTGTACCATCATAAATTGTAGTAGTTACATAAAGGTTTCCACTTGAGTCTGCGACTATTCCAGAATTACTGTTCGACACACATGACTTATTTTTATGCCAAAGTAAATTACCAACAGAGTCGTAAGCTATTATTTGATTTTGGCCAGAAACTCCTGAAACGTAGACATTATTATTTATAGTAGTAACACTGTGAGCAATACCACCATACCCTCCACCAATACTAACACCACCAAAAAAATATTTAGCCATAGGATCGATAAACATTCCAAACCCTTTAGCTGCTGCAGCTCCACTTGTGCTTAGTAATGGCATGTTGCGCTCTTAAGCAAATTTTGATTGCGAAGCTAAAACAGTAAACGTCGCGTTTGCTGTTTTTATGATGGTGTACGAATACACATCGATACTACTCGCGTTACCTGCAGTAGGAGCGGTACCAGTTTGCCACTTCGGCGTAACAGACGAGCCATCGACTTGCACTGCACTGTTGTAATAAGCAGTAGCTCCTTGTGTCACCATGAACACAGCCGTAACAGACTGCCCTGTAGATAGTGCGGTATTCAAACTAGTACCGCTCGACGCTCTGAAATTCACCGTCCAGTTCCCTGATGAGTTACTGGTGTAGTACAGAACAGATTGCGTGGTGATGTCGTAGTTAATCGTACCTGTTGCCGCAGTCGCCGACACCGTTACCGTCTCCGCCGCGTCGTTGAACACGACCGCGATCTTACTAGACGACCCAATATAGGACTGTTTCCCCGTGTAACTATTATCCGCAGTCGAAGTAAGGATGTTAGTGGGGGTGAGAATATCCGTTAAGATTGTCATCGCTTACTCCGGTAAAGCCCAAGAGGTTGTTGCTTCATCCCACACGTACATCTGACCATCCGTCGGCATTGCAACAGGCGCGGTCCACTGGCAAGTATCTTCAACCAATACCCATGAAGGATAAGGCTTTGGTGCGATGAAAGCATCACGCTGCGCGTCGTAAGTAAAGCCGATACCAGCGTAGTTCTTCCTCATGTTGCCGTTGTAGCTTGTTTGAAGCCATGTTCCACCAAACAAGTTACGGCAGAATTCGGCACCTTTGGCCTCACTCTCTCGCCCGTTTTCGTCGAGTAGTTCATTGTTATGCACGACAATAACGCGCATCACCGTGTTGTTTAATCCAATCTCAGCAAAATGCGCCATATATCACCCTTAAAACGTGATCGACCCAGAACCTGTAAATCTATAAATTTTTTTACCTCCAGCAGTAGTTATCGTAGGAGAACCTGTTACCGCCGCAGGTGTATAAGTATCAACAAAACTTAAAAAGACAACGCCCGACCCACCAGTACCCGGGATAGAATTAGAATTGCCGTTACCACCACCGCCGCCACCAGTATTAGCTAAACCACTCCCGGCGGAAGCAGACCCGGCACCGCCGTTACCGCCTCCACCGCTGCCGCCAGCGCCAGCGGTGCTGCCGCCACCACCTCCTCCTCCTCCAGCGTAAAAAATTGAAGTCCCAGTAATGCTATTCGCAACCCCTACACCCCCCGCTCCGCCGGTAGTACCATCTGGTGCGTTGCTACCTGCAGCGCCCGCGCCACCACCACCACCACCAGAATCAGAAGTAGATGCGTTACCTCCAGAATTACCTTGCCCCGCAGTCCCCGCCCCACCAAGAGCACTACCTCGTTGCGCCCCGCCGCCGCCAGAACCGCCGCTGCCGCCGGGGCTTGAATAAATTGTTGCAGAGTTTGCGGAAGAACCATAGCCACCACCTAACGCTGTAAGGCTTCCTCCAAATGTCGAATTACCGCCATTATTTCCACCGGCGGAGTAAGACGTAGTATTCGGCGTACCTCCTGCGCCAACACTGATCGTGTAAGTAGAAGAAACAACCGCCATTATTGTTCCTGTGAGCAACCCCCCAGCCCCTCCTCCGCCACCACCAGACCCACCTGACTTACCGCCGGGGCCACCGCCAGCAACAACAAGATATGTAACAGGTACATTCATGCTCGGCCAACTATTTGCGCCTTGTCCTTGTTGCCCCTCGCTCAATGCCCATACGCCAGTGGCGCTATTAACAGAAGATAAGTTTCTAGGGCCAATATAACCCCCATTACCGCGCCTCATTAGCTGATCTCCTCGTAACTGCAAACAGCTTCAAGATCACTCACCGCGCTAGCCGTTAATCGCAAGCTGTCGCCTTCTTCAAGGTAAATGGCTTTGCTAAGAACATCGAGCACGGCGTCAGCGGGCACGATCACTGTGAACGCAATTCGATAAGCAACAGAACTACGGAACAAATCAACGGTAATCTCGGCATTGTTCGTTCCGTCCACGTTGCTGATGTATAGCGCGTTGATCTTCAGTACTTTGTTACTACCGCTGCTGTTGGTGACAATCGCTGTGGCAGACGTTCCGACTGCTTGCACAGCCGTCTTGCCTGTAATAGTTGCGACGTTGACGATATTAGGCGCTGCCATGATTAACCTCCAAAGACGATTGCCATTGCGATGGCTTTACCAGTATTGATCCCAGCCGGACCACCATTGCCACCAATCTGAGCAAAAACTTCCCATGTAGTGCCGTCGTAAATAAACTGAACACTAACACCATTGATATTACAAACTAAGTTTTCCGCTAAATTGGAAATAGTGGAACCGTTTCTACCAACAGTTAAATTGTTTGTGCCCCATACACCGCCAGCGTCTGCGATTAGTACTTGCGCCCCAAGTGTGGGTGACGCAGGTAAAGTTACTGTGAACGATCCACCTGATGTATCAGCTAAAACACCTTCGCCAACAGCGGCAGTATAGTTAGCTGTCTTGGTCATATACTGGACAGTGTTACCTGTCGCACCTGTAGGACCTGTAGGGCCAGCCACGTTAGACGCAGCACCTGTCGGACCAGTGGGGCCTGCTACACCTTGATTGCCCTGTATACCTTGTACGCCTTGAGGACCAGTCGGCCCTGCGGTGCCTTGAATTCCTTGCGCACCTGTTGGACCAGTGGGACCTACAGCGCCTTGGGTTCCTTGCGCACCCGTTGGGCCAGTTGGTCCTGCTAAACCTGCATCACCTTGTGCACCAGTTGGGCCAGTAGGACCCGCTACGCCCTGTACACCCTGTATACCTTGCGGACCTTGTGAACCTGTAGGTCCTACGGAACCGGCAGCACCTTGTGCACCAGTTGGGCCTGTTGGGCCTACATTACCTTGTGGGCCAGTCGGACCTGCCACTGTACTTGCTGCGCCAGTAGGGCCAGTCGCGCCAGCAGGGCCGGTAGGACCTGATAAGCCAATAGATTGTAGGACAACAATTAGCTGATGATTGTTTGAAAAATTACTTGTACCTACACCACCAGAAGTTATCAACGTAACTGGCAAAGTTACATAGCTATTAGTAACTACTGTAGGTGTAGCACTTACTTGCCATTTTTGGTAATTCGCAGAACTATTTCTGTCTTGAAGAACTACCGTATCGCCTGTCTTTATAAACTCTAAAAAGACATCAATATCTAAGCCGCCTTGCTCTAAGTGACTTAGCGTTATCTGTGTCGCAGATATCTGTGTTGCGTTATTCCAATACAGATGCCCAGCCGAAGGGACTCCACTTGTTTGGGTCGTATCTGCTTGATATTCATAAAAACTAGATGATTGTCCATCAGCACCTGCTGCCCCCGTTGGTCCTGTAGGCCCTGCTGAACCTGCGCTTCCTTGTGCACCTGTCGGACCTGTCGGACCTGTCGGACCTACGGCTGTGCTAGCCGCCCCAGTAGGACCTGTGGGACCAGAACCTGTCGGGCCAACATTACCTTGCGGGCCTTGTACACCTTGAGGACCAGTTGGACCAGCGCTACCCTGATCACCTTGTGGGCCCGTTGGGCCTGTAGGGCCAACAACATTAGAGGCTGCGCCTGTCGGACCTGTAGGGCCAGAACCTGTAGGGCCTACCGCACCAGCAGCACCTGTCGGACCAGTAGGACCAGCGGCACCAGCAGTACCTTGAACACCTTGTATGCCCTGTACACCTTGTGGACCTGTTGGACCGGCGACGTTAGACGCAGCACCTGTAGGGCCGGTAGGTCCAGTTGTACCAGAAGTACCAGCCGTACCAGTAGGACCTGTTGGGCCTGTCGTACCAGAAGTACCAGCCGTACCAGTGGGGCCAGTTGGACCATTTGCACCTGCAGTACCAGCAGGGCCAGTAGGACCTGTCGGGCCATCTAAACCAATATAACCGGGGGAACCAGTAGGCCCTGTAGGACCAGCGACGTTAGAAGCAGCGCCAGTTGGGCCCGTTGGGCCTGTTGAACCAACAGTACCAGTAGGACCAGTAGGACCTAAGTTACCAGTAGGACCAGTAGGACCACCCGCAGGACCAGTAGGACCAGCAGTACCCGCAGGGCCAGTAGGACCGGCTGCACCAGCGGGGCCTTGTTGAATAAGCTCGATTACGTCGCTAGACGATGAAACAACTACTTGTATCTGGCTCATGGCTGTTCCTATCTAGTCACTTCCTTGCTTACCTCAACTTGACCTTCGAGTAGTCTAGTAACTACTCCAGCAGGAGAGATAACTTCTAAATCGTATACACCACAAAAAGTAGTAAGCGCAGCAGTGTCTGCGGCGGACACCAACAAAGTTATAAGGCCATTTGCCCCACCCACTGTTATGCGTCCATTTTCTGTAGTCAAAGTCAAAATAATAGTAGTCGCGTCTACAGTTTTGCGAATTTGCATACGCGCAGTGTAGCCAGTAACATTGACCGCTGTGCCGCTAGAGTCTTTCCAGACCAATGGCTGATTGTATGTAGCACCTTGCTCAATGTAAATATCGTATATACCAGCAGACATAGCCGCTCCTTAAAACGGTCGCATGCGCACATGCAACTGCACATTTCTGTATTCGCGAATCCGCGCGTTAGTCACAGCTTGTTCGTACAAACCTTTGTGCATTGCGGCTTGTTCTGTGTTTGTCCATTCTTTGTTGGGCGTACGTGCGATACGGTAGATAGCTCCGCTCACAAACGCATCAACCCAACGCTGATAAACAAATTTTGGTATGCCACGCGCGGTGCGCGAAGGCTTTAACACCACACGTACAGTCAATGGTAAAACTGTGTCTGGGATAGGAAACAGACGAATCTGTGTTTCCTGTACGATCCAGAAATCTGTCGGCTGTCCAGTACGTGTCAAATCTTCAGGGTTAACAAGCCGCTCGTCTGTATGCGTGATGTTTATGTTGTCTACCTTCGCCCACAACACAGACTCAATTACAGCGCAATCAGTGATGTCGTATAGTGCTTGATCAATGACGGTGTTCTGCGTTGTTATGTTTTCGCGCCACAACTGAGTGCGGGAGAAAAAATCTTCAGCGATAACGCCGAGTTCTCTGTTAATAATTTCAAGCGGGCACCCGGGCACATCAGGTGTTATTAGCGGGTGAAAGGTTTCCCAGTAGACGGTTGACATTATCTATCCTCCGGGTTTTCTTTCTGTTCGCTGGTGTTTATTCCGTTTAGCGCATCCATCATAGCTTGGTAATACGCAGCAGCGCGTTGCGCGTTACCTGCCTGCTCGACATCCTTGCTATAAGCGCGGTACATCATATAATCAAGCAGTGTGTTGGCGTACGTATCATCAAGATTGATGGTTGTAGTAGTTGCTGGGTTCATTAACTGTTGCTCAGTTAGCGAATGCGCGGCAGGGAAAGTAGAATAAACAATCTCAAGTTGCGCAGAAGTAGTAGCGGGCGGGTATACCAAAAATTCTTTTGGTAATCGATGGTCAAACATGTACTTCTCTATAGTAATAGAGGGGTTTACAGTATTCCACCCGGGCAATTGATCGTCCATAGTTTGACGATCTACAAGACGTATAGTTCGTTTAGACGACCCAGTGGCTACATTCGAAATAACCTCTAATAGCCGCTGGGCGTTTTGAAATGCTTCAATAGACTGTCTATAACCGGCGGAGCATGTAAAGTTACCTACCTGCGCGTTTGCGTCTGGGCGACGATTGACAATCTCACGATAACCATCGTTTAGCCAATACTGAAGTTCTACTGCTGGCCACCGTGCTGCTGTGGGGTCCTTGAGTAGAACTAACGCTCTGCTAATCAGGTCTACAACTTTTACTGTCGCCATTTCATTAGTCCTTAGCCAACTAAGCCGATCGGCTCAGTGTCTGGAGGGGCAGCTTGTTCTTGAATCTCTACAGGAGCAACTTCCTCGCTGGTTATTTCAGCCGATTCTACTATAGGGGTTTTAGCGGGTCTACCACGCTTACGGGGGCCATCATCAGGCATAACGTCCGGCGCGGCAAGTAGTTGTCGGCCTTCTTCGGTAAATATCATGTCGTCGCCGTTAAGCTGACCAATAATTATCCATTTGCCATCAAGGCGTACACGCGCTCTGCCTCGGCAGACTTCACCACCTAGTTTGTCAACAAGTTCGTAGACAGTCATCAAGTCCTCCAAAAATTAAAGGGGGCCGAAGCCCCCCGTTTTACTGTTTAGGCTGGGGTAGCCACTGCACCCAACAGTGCGACCCATGTAAGGCCGGTCGAACCGATTTGGATACACTCAACTACTTGCTGCTGACCAACCACCAGTGCGGCGTTTGCTGCTGCGCCGTTGATGGTGCCACCAACTGGTGGGTATACCTTGATGTCCTGAGCGGAGTCAAGGTTAGCGATGACTACGCGCGATTGCGCGGCCATGCCTTCAGGCAGAATAACACCATCGTTATCTGCGGCGACTACAGTAACAGTTGCAACTGCGCCGGTAACGGCGGTCGCGCCTGCTTGGGTTTGGGTAGCACCGGCGGTGATGCCAGTCTGAACGCCACCAACAATTGCTGGGAACTGAGTACCTGCCATGATTTTCTCCTAAATAAAAGAGGAAGCGGGGGCCGAAGCCCCCGTTTATTACGATGCCGAACCGACTTGAGCTAGAACCAGAGCTTCTGGCTTCACCACTTTGCGGCCATATACTGCAAGGCCACGAACGATGTCGCCAAAGTCAGTCTGGTTACGCAGAGGCTCAGTCTTGTTGACGGTCATTGCGAAAGCAACGGCGTCTTTGGTACCAGCAATCATGGTACGACGAGCTTTTGCGTTAGCCACAGCACCGCCGGTAGCGGTATCGGACAGGCCAGCAACCAGTGCTTTACCAGCAGCGCCCTTCGGCAGCAGGTTCGATACATAGACCGTAAAGCGGTCCAACATACCGATCTTGCCCGAACGGATGGTGCTCTCTGGGTCACCAGTGAAGTACGCCTGAGCGATGTTCGACTGCATCAACAGATGACGGTCAAACGGGGAGATCAGCAGCCAGCGGCCAGTCTCAGGGACGTTTTGCTCGTCCAGAACCGACGACATACGCAGGATAGCGTTCAGGACGTTAGCTGCGCTCGACTGATCGATCGGGGTTGTATCGGTACCGAGGTTGTAAGCAGCAGAAATTGCGCCTGCCGAACCACCCTCGTTAGCGTTAGCTGGACCCTCGGTCACGAACGAGTTAAAGAACACTTCGTTCTCAATCGAGATTTTCAGTTGCTTGGCTGCGTCTTCGGTAAACATGTTCATCAGGTCGATGTCCGACTGATAGCCGAGCACGTCGCTGACCTGAACGCCGAAGTACTTACCCTTGTTTACCTGAAGATCAGTGTAAATCGGGGTTGGGACTTCATAGCTCAGATTGTTACCGACTTCGTAATCAGAGATGCTGATTGACGGAGCGAGGCGGATACGCACGGTATCGCCTTGGTTTTTCAGTTCACCTTCCCAAGTCGTGTTAGCGATCTCGGCAAGCATGGTGTTCTGGTAGAACTTAGCGTTCAGCTTACCCGACCAGAGGGTCGGAATAAAAGCACCAGAATAGCTAGGATTGGTGTTAAACGGCGCGTTAGCCGGAAATACAGTAGCCATGACTTACTCCTAAAGAAAGATCAAAGTTGGTTTCGATCAAGGCTACTGACTTGTATTACGCTGTGACGCGTCCTTCAAGATAAGCAGCATCGATCTCGGCTTCAAGTTTTTTAGCTTCTTCGAACTTGCTAGTACGAGTCAACTCTGCAACCTTCTGGAACATCCTCTCCACTTCCCTCGTGGTATAGGACTTTCCTTTCTGGCTGACCGGAGTCTGCGATGTAGCAGTTCGAGTCGGCTGAATTTGACGTTCAACTTCTGATTGCCGAGTGTCGATCTGTGGGGCTGCTTGTGTATCACGGAACAACTTAACATAATACGCAACGCCTTCAGCATCGCCACGAGCGTAAGCGTCTTGCGCGATTACACGACGTGCAGAGCGCAAAATAGGATCGAACTCATCAAGCCATGCTATCCACTTAGGGTCGTCATTGATTTGATCAAAGTCTGGTACTAAATATCGCAGTCTCTGATCGAATGACACTTCCCCAACGCGGGAGTCTGTCTTTACAAGCTCATCACGCAACTTTGCGTTTTCCGCAGCTAAAGCTTCTAGCCGCGTCTCAAAGTCCGCCGCGACTTCACGCGCCACCTTACGCTGTACTTCAATAAGATCGGCACCAAAAGTCTCAACATCAGCTTCGGTTACGAGCGATTTCTTGTTTAGTTCCGAGCGTTCAACAGGCTTTTCAGCTTGTTGGTTACGCAGTTGAGTAACATAGGTTTCAAGTTCTTTGACTTTTGCATGCAGTCTTGGAACTTCAGCGTCGTACATACCTTGAAGGGTACGGTACTTCTGCTGCCATGTTTCCTCTGGTACCTCACCAGTCTTCGTCTCGTTCGGCTTTGTTTCAGCGTTCGGAGCAGGCTTCTCTTCACTTACAGGCTCTGCTGGCTCTGGAGCGGGTTCTTCCGGTGGAGTTTCCTCGGGCGGTGGTTCCGCGTTCCCAGCTAGCTGCTTCTCAAGTTCCTCGATTTCTTTCAACTGCTGCGCTACTTGCTTAGGCAATGCCATAGTGTTTCCCTTTCAGCTCCAACTCTGCCATACCGCTCCTCGAAGGTGTGCAGTCAGACATAATGGTTTGCTACGGTTGATATTCGGCTATTTAAGCCGCTCCAAAACTGAAGGTGCTGTTTCCAGCGCCTCCAAAAAATCTTGCAAAACCTTGGCTTGCCCTTGGAGACGGCGAAGCAGATGCTCATCGTCAGCGATGACGAGAGAGGTTTTGACTTCTTCCAGCTTTTGTCTAAAGAGCTTAGTTAAGCCTTCGTGCTCTTGGCCCCTATACCGAGATAGCAAGCCTAAAGTCGTACGATCTGGCTTAACTCCTATGAAAAGATTCATATATAAATGTTAAGCACTATATAGAGCTTTTGTCAACAAATTAAGACAAAAACTCTAGTTTGTACAGTGTGCTGTCAATTAAAGCGACAATTTCGTCAATAAGGTTCTGCAATTCTGAATCAGGAACCATCATCATGCGGTTGTCGTCTATGTAACGGCGCAAGCCTTTGAGCATAATAACTGCATCAGCCTCGCGCTTGAACGGCACTTCGGGGAAGTTAATCAGCCCGTACCGGCCTTGGTAAGCCTCGGCCAAAGAGTCAGTCTTACCCACGATTTCTTCGTAGAACTCGCCTAGCGCCTTATGCGCGGCGAAGCTACGAGTGCCCAAGTGCATGATATGCGCGTTAGTCCGTGCGTGGAATAGTTCCATCATCAAAGCCGCGCAGGACGGGGTGGTCATACCTTTAATAGCCATAATTAAACTCCGTTAGGTCTAGGGGATACCATATTCGATTCCCTGCCGCCTACCTGAGAACCGTCGGGCAATATATTCTTGGGTGCCTTCTGCCCCGGCATGCCGCCACCGCCCTGCATGGCTTCCTGCGCTGCGCCCATGAACGTGGCGATCTGCTGCTGCAGTTGCGCGATCGTCTCTTGCTGTTGCTGAATGATGTCTACCGTCGGGCGGTCTGGGACAATGCGGTCCACATTACCCGAGAGGTTCCGCGCCGCGTCACGTAACAGTTCTGCGGTACCGTTCATGCCAACAATCTGCGAAGCGATTGGACTGTTCAGCACAAGTT